GATTTTATGTTGTTATAAGTTATATAATTTCTTTTTTATTGAATTATTACAAAGTAATTTCCATTGGAATATAAAATATTATTATACATAATGAATATAATATAACATATGATAAGAGAATTGCTTTATTAATTATAAAGAGTTCTTCGTATGTTATATACTTTGCAGGCATATTATAATTTTTTATAAGTGAAAATATATCATTTTTTATCTGTGATAAAATTTATTTATGGTAATATACCGTAGGGTATATAGGATTATTATTTTTGCTCAGGATTATAAAGAGTTGTATTGTGGACGAGCGCATTCGTAAGGAATTATAAAAAGAAGCAAATAATCTTTAATTTTTGATTTTAGAATTTGAGTACATAACTTAATTTATTTAAAAATTTCTAGAAAACTTTTGAAATATTAGAAAATAAAAAGTTATGTACTCAAAAATCAAAATAGGATTTTTAATATTATTGGTGTAAATTATAAGCAGTTATAGAGCGGTCTCTTAAGGGATTCTAGATAAACCAAAAAGTTTAGAAAATAGATATAGATTTGTTTTGCTATTCCAAATAATCTTTTCTTATCCAATTGAAATAACGCATAAGTAGAGCGAGTAATCGATAAAATACACACATTTCATATTAAGATTTATATTATTAAAGTGATGGTATAATTTCATAATTCAAATCAATACATATTTTTTTCCATATTTGGTCTTGAATATAAAGTTTTTCTCTACTTTTTAATAAAGGAAAATATTTGAGATATTCGTTTAATCCGAGTATTTGAAAGAATTTATAAAGTACATAACTATATGATAAGAAATTCTTTCTATCTTTTGGACAATGTTTAAGAAATGGCGCTTGAATACTTCTAAACATATTACACAGTTTATCTTCTAATTCGGGACTAAATTGTGGTGTAGGTATTCCATTAATTCTATTTATAATATAATTAATATGTTCATAATATTTATTAATTCTTAATCTTTTAAGAATATCCCTCATTTTTAAGTAAGTTATTTTTTTCAAATCTGTAATTTTTTCTTTCTTAATTTCCGTTAAAATTTTTTCGAATATATCATCTGGTATATCAGTACTTTCTTTTCCCTGAACCTGATTACACCATTCTCTAAAATGATTAATTCTCTTATAGCAAAAATGCGATGTATCCTTAGTATTCTGTTTTAATATTGGTCTATTTTGTTCTACTAATAATAATTCTTGATATCCGCATATATTACACACTATTATAGCATCATACTGAAGACATGTCATATTATTTTTACATATTTTACATATTTCTATATTTTCCTCTTCAACAGTTCTTACATATCTATTATTAATTATAGCCATATATTTATCAACTAACGTACTTTTATCGCATATTTTGCTATTATTATCTTTGTCACTATCGCTTTTTTCGTTCTCATTAATTTCGCATTTATCGCTAATAATAGATTTATTTTCTATCAATGTATTTTTACTATCTATATTATTGAGAGCCTCTAAGACATTTTTAGTATTATAATTAATATTATTATTACGTTTTTTTTTGGAATCTTTTTTATATGTTTTTGGTTTATTACATGTTTCTTTAATAAAATTAATATTTTGGTTAATATCTGATTGTTTATTTACAGTATCATAATATTGAAATAATATATCACTTGTATGTTTATAATATTCTATTTCATCTAAATTATTAAGTTCATTTAATTTTCCTTTAATATCTATAATTTCTTCATTTAACTCTATATTACTAAACCATAATTTACTATTAATTTCTTTATTAGTTGTACTATTAATTTGCCTTAATATCTCGCTTTTCTTTTCTTCGCAAAAATTTAATTTTTTAATATAATATATTTTTTCCTTATCGCTCCTTTCAAAATCCTTTATCATATTATTATGCATTGCATCCAATGTAACTGTTTCATTTATATCTGTCGTTATTTTTTTTTTAGATGACTTCTCTTTAAACATCATTATATTTGAATTATAAATATTAAGGTTTATATAATAAAATTTATTTTTGTGTCATATAATCTATATTTTTTTCTCCTCTAATAGTATAAAGAATATAGCGTAAATGGGTGGTGGTCTTCTTCAATTAGTTGCTTATGGTGCTCAGGATGTTTATTTAACTGGTAATCCTCAAATTACCTTTTTCAAAGTAGTTTATCGTCGTCATACTAACTTCGCTATTGAAGCCATTCAACAAACTGCCTCGGGAAGTAATTCTCTAGGTTCTCGCGCAACTTATCAAATAACTCGCAATGGTGATTTAATACATAGAGTATATTTTTACGGAAAATTAAAAAACACTTCAACGGATAGACATTTAGCGTTAGTTCCTAACGTTGGACAAAAATTATTAAAAACCGTTGAATTAGAAATCGGTGGACAACGTATAGATAAGCATTATTCAGAATGGCTTTACATATGGAATGAACTTTCCTTACCATATGGCAAACGCGAAGGATATTATAAAATGATTGGTGCTAATAAAGAAAATTGCTGTTCTGAATTAGCAGAAGCAACTTCTTACGAATTATATGTTCCTTTAGAATTTTGGTTCTGCCGCAATGTAGGTCTCGCGCTTCCCTTAATAGCCTTACAATATCACGAAGTAAAAATAAATATTGAATATGAATCTGCTGATAACTTATGCGACTCTAATACTTCTAACTATTGTGTAGAACAAGATAAACCCGATGGCGTACCGAATAGTACTACTACTCTTTTCTCTGCTACAAAATCAGTATTAACTCTTGATGAACCTACCTTATGGGTTGATTACATATTCTTGGATACTGATGAGCGCCGAAGATTTGCTCAATTATCACACGAATATTTAATTGAGCAATTACAATTTACTGGAACTGATACTATAACATCTTCGGGCGTTAACTCTGATTCGATGAAAAGTATGCGTATGAATTTCAATCATCCTTGCAAAGAACTCATATGGGCTATCAAAAGATCTGACGAACCATCTGTATATTGGAATAACTTTTCTACCGCAGATAAAGATGCAAATGCGGGCACAGGTACTGGTGTTACCTTCAATAACTATATAGTTTCTAGTAATCCCATAATGCAAGCAAAAATAATGCTTAATGGAAATGATCGTTTTGCTACAAGACAAGGCGAATATTTCTCGCTTGTTCAACCCTATCAACATCACGAAAATACTCCCGATATGTACCACAAGGGCATCAATGTTTATTCGTTTGCTCTAAAACCCGAAGAACATCAACCAAGCGGTACTTTAAATATGTCTCGTATTGATACTGCTGTCTTATCTTTATCTTCTAAAATGACAGGCTCTATATATATATTCGCGGTTAATTATAATGTCCTACGTATTTTATCTGGTATGGGCGGTCTTGCTTATTCCAATTAAATATGATATCTGCGATACCCACAATACAATATTTTCGTTTTTTAATTTATAATTATTATCTATTTATAATATTATATTATATAAAATTTTTGATATTTGTATTGATGTCTTATGAATATCATTACTATACCTATTATTTTTGTTTTTTTCATTAAAATAATATGAAATAATATCTTACAAATAAGGCAAGCATCCTTTATTCATTGAATTGGTATATTTATACGCATTTATTTTATATCTCATATACAAAAATTCTTTATCTGTAAGACTTTTGTAGTTGTTTATACTTTTCCTAACCTTATTTAGTATTTTCTTATAATTATTATTAATCTCATAACTAACTTTTTGAATTAAATAAGATTTTAAGATATCACAATTATACTTATTTATTTTATCTCCGACTATACTTTTTAAATTTGTCTCTTTTTTAACAAAGATATTAGACGACTTATTTATTTCACTCAACTTTTTGAGTTCATAATAGCCTTGCAAATACCTAACAATTTGCGGGTAGCATATTAAAGATTAATATATTTTATAAAACTAAAAAAATAAATCTATTTTTATATTATAAATAATAAATTATCATATAACTTAATCGTCGCTGATAATAATATCATTTAGATAAGGTTCGAGAATTTCATTAACAATAAACTCTGGTTTAAATTCATCGTAATTCATAAATATTTTTAGAAGTTGTTCTGAAAATCCCGATACAATAGCAGTCCCTTCGGTATCGCAATTAACAGGGAAAATTTCATTGCTGTCTGAATTAAGATTCCAAAATATAAACTTTGGTGCTTTATAATTATTTTTATTATATAGTTTAACAATACTTTTATAAACAGTATCCAGATTATTAGCATTCGCATTCGCATTGTTAAATTGCATATCTGTAAATACAAATAGTTTTGATGGCATTTTATCTTGTGTAACGTTGTATTTAATAGCGTAGTTAATAATTTCCTCATTACATTTTACAAAATCAGTACTATATCCAAAATTAATTTTCATTATGTTTTTTATACATTCATGAAGAGTAGGAATGACTTTGTCCTCATTATCTTCATTTACATAACTAATCAAATCTACAAGTTGCGGTTCTTCACTAAATGTAATAATTTTATTAGCAAAATTTCCCTTACAACACAATGATGTAATAATACCTAGTGCGATGGCTACTTGTGCCGGAATACTTCCATTTTTAGCATTAAACATAGAACCTGATACATCAACTATAGAAATAGCATTATCAAAATTTCCTGACTTTTTAACATTCTCTACAATTGTTCTCCATTGCATCTCCGTTGTTTGACAGAGTTCATTATTATCGATTTTATCTAACTCTTTAATATAAACACCTATCAATTCGTGAGGAAGAATGCCTGCTACATTAATTTTTTTTACATTATTACGTACATCTTCAAGATATTTACTATATCTTTCTTTATCATGATTAATAAAAGCCTTCTTCAATCTATTTGAAGCAACTCCTGGAACATTTTCATATTTAATAGTTTCCCATTTATTTTCACATATCTTCGCTTCAACAATATCTATCTTTTTCCTCAAAGGTACTAAATAATCCTTCCTATATTTTTCCATCTTACACATATCTTTACTTCCGTAGATAAATGAAGCAACTTTCTTTGCATATTGTCTTCTTTTGTCATACTTATCATTTTCACTTGGAGCCCATTTAGCACATAGAGAAATTGGTAGATTATTTTCCAAATTTATCTTGTCATGAATTAATTTTTGAGCAATAATATTTAATTCAAATTTATGTTCTATGCTTTTCAATTTATAACTTATATAATGTAAATCTTTCCAACAACCATATTTTTCAATATAATTATTAATATTATACATATATGTGTTTAATTTATTTTTACGCAACCAAATCATAGCATCATTAGCAATCTTCTTCTCTTTTTTTCCCTTTAATCTATCACGACCATTAAAAATAATCGCCACAGTTTTTTTAGGGTTTTCTTCCCAACATTTTTCTAGATACTTATTACTTACTTTAATATCCAAATCTCTTACAAACAACATAAAATAATCTACAATATAACTCCCTGTTGTTTTTAAAGCATTTCCGTCATTCGCAGTTTTTGTTAAAACACTTCTAACATTAGGAGTTTCCATCGTATATATAGTATATATGATACTATATATTTATATCAATTTTTATTATTTATTATAATATGTAAAAAAATAAATGATAATTTTTATTTATCAAACAGATGCTGCGAGTTTACTTGCTGATGGAGGAAAATGATGAGAAATTAGTTTTTGTAGAATGAAATAATTGATATCTTCTTTATCTCCTACGTTTAAGATTTTCTTAAGTTTATCATCAGGAAGAATGAAGCGCTTATTTTCAGGTTTATTTAGATTATGCTCTTTAACATACGAGTTGATAAATCTGGTAATATCAGTTCGCGATTTCTCAGTTCCATGAGGAACTCCGATGAAATCACATAGTTCATCTGATATTTTGTTAGGTTTGGCAAAACCCGACGGTGAATTTTTAGCATTCTGTCGTTTTTTCTGCGCCTTCTCAATTATCTTCTGTTGTTTCTCATAATCTTTGCTCAAAACTTTTAGAAGATTTTGAACTTCTTTGAAATTAACAAATAATGTATTAACTTTCTCAATAATTACAGAAACCGCATTATCTTTAACTTGCGACGGTTCAACACCTACCGCTTCACCTTCGGTTTTCATAATAGGAACACTTAGAGATACTGGAGTAACAACTGATTCTGTGGGTACTGAGGGTACTGAGGGTACTACTGTTCCGACAGGTGTTGCTGTCGCCAAAGGCAATTTAGTAGCAACCTGCTTTTTAGGTGCTTGTTTTGTTTCAGTCGCCGGTGATGGAAGAGGTACTTGAGTCGCTTTTTTTGACGCCATTATATTCACTTTATGAATACATATATAATTATATGTTTATATCATTTTATAAGAGCATAATTATAATTTATTTACAATAAATAAACATATGAAAATAAAAAGGGTAGGAACATACTTAACAGGGTTTAAATATTACAATTATAATAATGAAGAGATTATAGATGATATAAAAATAACTAATATAAAAAAATTAAAAATTCCTCCATGTTACAATAATGTAGTTATATTAAATAATAAAAAAATAGTAGCATATGGATATGATAGCAAGGGGAGAAAACAGATTGTATACAATACAAAATATATTGAAAAACAAAATGAAAAAAAATATGATAAAATAGAGCGTTATGATAAATATTTTATTAAGATTAAAAAACATGTATCGACGGATTTAAAATCGTCCGATGAAAAAAATAAAATTATCGCTATTATAATAACATTGATATTAACATGCGGTTTTAGAATAGGTAATAAAATATATGAAAAACAAAATAAATCTTATGGAATAACTACTCTCAATTATTCACATATTAAACTAATTCAGGACAATGGCGACAATTGTATATTATTTGATTTTATAGGTAAAAAAGGAGTACGTAATGAGGCTATATGTAAAAATAAATATATATATGAATATTTATTTAAAAAAATAAATGATATTAATCATAAAAATGCAAAAGACTATATATTTAAATATAATAATAGACGTATAAATGCCGATGATGTAAATAGTTATTTAATGGATAAATTAAAAGTCAACATAACTACAAAAGATTTGCGAACGTGGAACGCTAATTATCTGTTTAATAAATATTTACATAAATGTAAGAATGAAAAAAATCCTATTAAACGAGCAATAGAATTAACTTCGCAAGAATTACATAATACAACTAATGTATGTAAAAAAAGTTATATTGACCCTAAAATAATTGATAAGGCAAGACAAATAGTATAATAATAAAAATTGACTTTTTTATTATTATATAATAATAAGATAAATATTATAAAACAATATGGATATTGAGATTATTAATAAGAATATTGAAGATATGCTTATAGATAGAGGAGAAGATGTATTATCTTTTAAAGAAATGTTATTATCCTTAAATAAGGAAGATTTTGAAACAGATAAAACCGTTATAAATGTTCAAACATTAAAAACTACTATTCTATATGCACTTTCTAAAAATTTGAGAAAAATAATAATAAATGAATTAAAAGAAAAATTAAAGGAAGGTGATAATATTAATGAGTTTACTAATAAATATGGTGGTAAAAATAATATAATTATAGTATTCAATAATGAATCCATATCAACTGCTGTAAAATCTCAATTAAATAAATACGATAAAATATTTCAAAAAAACGGAGGACATCTTCAATATTTTAGTTCCCAACAATTAATGTTTAATCCGACAAAACACGAATATGTTCCTAAACATACTAAACTTACAGACGAAGAAGTAAAAGATTTTATGAAAGAGTATCTGACGCGCAGTAAGATGCATATGCATAATATATTACAAAACGATCCTATTGCTAAATGGATAGGTTTAAAGCACGGAGATATCGTTAGAATAGATAGATATAATGAAAATAGCGGCGAGTCTTTTTCTTATAGATCTTGTATTTAAATAAATATATTATATCTATAAAATAATAGAGTATTATAAATATAATTAATGACACCTAACATTACAAATAACATTACAAGTAGCGATTTATATCATTATAACACTTTAATAAAAAATTTAGAAGATTTACAAAAAAAAATATTTTTAGGTAAAAAACATGGAACTCCTAGAACTCCCGATAATTTTCAAACAAAATTTGATATATTATTTCCAAATATTAATATTAATTATCGTGATAAAATTACAACAGCAGCAGCAGGAACAGGTGAAACAAGTGCGACATTTCATCCTAATAATGTAAGTTTAAAACATTTATTGCATAATTCGCTGTATCCTTATTTATATCAAACACGAAAGAAACCTGGTGACATTACAAAAATTATTAATGAACATATTACATCTGGAGCAACTTCAAAAGATCATTTATGTTTTATTAAATTTAATGCTGATGCTGCTACGGCTTCGGGTATTGCTCCAGATGTAAGTGTTATAAATAATATATTATATTCTATTTGTCTTATTGACATATTTATAAAAATAACATTGGCATTAAAAAACTGTTATTTAACTAATAGCAATCTATTTGAATCTTTTAATGATACTACAAAAATATATATTGTTGAAAAAAAATTAAAATCAACGCACGACCCTACTACACCTAGAGGGTTATTTATGGATACAAGTAATACAATTCCAGGTGCTTATAGACCTCTTGATGCTATTTATTTATATATTGGAGATTTATTAAATATTTTTAATGACGAAGATATTAAAGCAGTTTTAAGTTTAAATGGAGGGTATGAGAGTGCAAATAATGACAAAGGTACTATTACAAATACGTTTACAGAGGATGATAAATTAAATACAGCATCCTTAGCGGGTGGTGGTAAACATATTTTCAATTGCCTATATTTATATAATAATTATTCTCAATCAACATCTACAGGGACAAAAGCAGAAAAGGAAGCAGATGGGGCAGGTAAAAATTATGAAAATAATATCTATTTAATAAGAATTTTTTTGGAAATGATTAAAAATATAAAAGGTGGGGCAGAATTTAATACGACAATTAATTATTTATATATATATTTATTATGTTTAAAATCAATCTTATTATCATCAATTAGAGCAGCAAATATATTTTATAATAATAAACACGATTTAGATGCAATCGCAATATCTTACGATGATATTTTTTCACCCGGGGCCGCCACCTCAGGTACCGGGGCTTGTAGTGCATTAGATATTAAAGGGTTCGTTAAAGTAAAATCTTCAATAACATTTAGCGATGCGGCAAGTTGTACAGCATCAACAAACATAATTCCATCTGATACTACAACGCCTAACATATATAAGTATATATTATATAGAAAACTTTCTGGAACATCCACTAATGAAACTATATTTAAAGAAAAAGATAAACTTTTATATGAAGCAATATCTAATACTAGTAGATCTAATATTGATGACTCAGCAACAAGTTTAGGTATTGAATCTTATAATCTATTTAATACAAATTTTACTGTAAAAGGAGATTATATAATAACAAGTGATGCTCCTAACAATTCTGCTAATTCAATAGATAACGAAAGCGCTTTTAAGAATTCAACAGGTGTTAATTATGAAAGTATTAAAAATATGTTTATACTAAATAAAACAAATGAATTTAATAGAAAATATAGAATTAAGATAAGCACAGCAGATAATCGCGGATATAAGGTAACCAATTTTAGTGTATATAACAGCGGTCCTAATAGTATTAAAAATGTAACTATAACTCTAGAGCCGCAAGATAAAACTGAACAAAATAGGATATTATATGATGATGTTCCTAATACAAAGAGTGGTTCTGTTACAATAGTAAAAATAACTAGCGAAGATATAAACAGCGAATATGAATCTATAGTAACGAAGACTGATAGTGCTGAACAAAATATTAACTTTTACAAAACTAAAATTAAGAATAATACTACCTTATATGAATTACATAAATCTAAAAATAATTTACTATTTAATCAAACAATTTCTTATGTAGTTATTATAGCAATAATAATATCTGTTTTAATAATTGTAAATATTGCTGGTGTTGAAAAATCTCTTATCAAATCAGTTACATTAGTATGTTTTGGTGCTATAATATTACTGTTTATTAGTTATTACATAACAAATACATTATATATAGAAGAGGGATTTAGTAATAGCGATTATACTGGTTATGAGTTATGTCCAGCATCTCATTGCATAAAAACCAGCGATCCTGAATCAGATGTTTTAAAAAAAAGAGAAAATAATGACACAATTTTACAAAAGAAAAAGGATTATGTTGTAAATTTTTTAAATGATAATGCAAAAGAACTAATTATATTAATTAGTTTAGTAAAACCAACAATTGTCAATGATTCTCTAAAAGATAATAACACTAAATTAGTTACAATGTCTAATAATATATATAATGAAAAGAAATATGTAAAAGATGTTCTAAGTAATAAAAAATCTGATAGTGATATGAATCTTGACGTTCTTAGATATGAAAATAAAAATTATGATGTATATATAGTATGTATTTTATTCTTATCGCTAATATTAATTAGTGCTTATACTATAAATATATATACTGATAATAAATACTTAGATTTATTAATATTAATAATTACAATATTAGTAGTATGTCTATTTACATATTTCATATTATACAGTAATAGAATAGTTAGAACAGTATCTACAAACTATTACTGGGGTAAAGAGTATAAACAAGAGTATATATTATAAATAATTTTAGTTATTTTTTTACATATGTAAACAATTTATATTATATATTGATGTAAAGTAAATGAATAAAAACTTAGAATTTATATATATAAAAAATACTTATGAATAATGTATATATTATTTAATTAACAATATGAAAAATGATACTGATGATAATCCTCAAAAAACAGAAGATAATATAAAAATCGAAAAAAAGGAAGATATAGATAATGCCGATGACTCTAATGACACAGATTATAAAGAGGAAACAGAAGACTCAGAGGAAACAGAATACTCAGAGGAAACAGAAGACTCAGAGGAAACAGAGGAAACCGAGGAAACCAAAAATACAGAAGAGTCTGATTGTACGCAGGAATATGTTATTAATAAGGATATTAATTATGAATTAAATAATGAAGAATACAATAATAATTTTAATAAATTTCAAGACGATGATAATAATCAAATGATATATCTTATTTTAAATACTAATAAAAAAAATGATACTAATAATAAATGTGTTAAGAGCAAGAGTAATAATGGTTTAAATCTAAATAAACATCCAATTAATAAAAAAATTTATAAATTCTATAACAAATACAGTATAAATGAAAAAAAATACTTTGATATTTTATCGGAAGAAGAAAAGACAAAACTTATAGAAAGCGAAGATGTTATAGAGAACGCAGATATTATATACGACGTTCCAATGCGTTTTAAAATATTGAATTCCGATATAAATATTAGAACAAAAAAAAGCATAATATGGAAAATTGAATGTTTGAATAAAATGAGTAGTAATTCGTCAGAATATTATAAATTAAGTTCTTGGTTATCATCTTTAAATAACATACCTTTTAATAAGTTTTATGAGATACCTATAAAGATTACAGATGGTAATGAAAAAATATGTAATTTTTTAAATAATATAAGGGTTCGTATGGACGAAACAATATTCGGTCACAAGGATGCTAAAGAGCAAATTATTAGGGTATTAGCACAATTAATATCATTTCCAAGAGCAACAGGATATATTATAGGTATTCAAGGTAGTGCGGGTGTTGGAAAAACAAAACTTATTAAAGAGGGTATATGTAATGCTTTAAATTATCCAAATGCTTTTATATCTCTAAGCGGAACAGATGATTCGTCCTTTTTAAAAGGTCATTCTTATACATACGAAGGTTCTTTGTATGGTAAAATATGTGAATCTCTTATGAAAACAGGGATAATGAACCCTCTATTTTTATTTGATGAATTAGACAAAGTTTCAAATACTTATAAGGGACAAGAAATAATTAATACGCTAATACATATAACCGACCCTGTTCAAAATGATAAATTCAATGATAGATATTTTGAAGAAATAGATATTGACATATCACGTTCAATGATTATATTTACATATAATGATGATTCTCTAATAAATCCAATTTTAAGAGATAGAATGATTGTAATAAATGTTAATGGATATGATAATGAAGAAAAACTTATATTAGCGACAGATTATATAGTTCCTGAGATATTGAAACAGTATAATTTGAATAAAGGGGATATAGTATTTAGCGTGGAATTATTAAGACATATAATTAATAATATTGAAAAAGAGGATGGTGTTCGTAATTTAAAGAGAGCAATAAATAATATAGTATCATGGATTAATATGATGATATATGTTCCTATTGATTTTATTAAAATATGTATTCCTTATACAGTATCTATAATGTTTTATGATAAATATTGTAAAAA